GTATGCTGATAGTTTGGTCTCGGATATCTCATATAGAATGGATCAGGCATCCAATAGGTAACTTGCCATTCTTGTTCGGGACACAGCTCAAGATGTTTATCTACACTATGGCAGAAACTACCGAGTTGAATGTATCCATCGTGAGTGATGCATTTGTTGTCGCCATTAGCAACTAAGAACATCATCTTACTACTCAATCTCGCTGCCTCCAATCATCAGGTTTGTCTCGTTGAAACCAATCTTTAATGTCATCAGCACTGTTGAACCCCGTTTTATGATTGGATGGATCGGGGTCTCCTAAACCCATCCTATTCAGAAAATCGTCGGTACTACCTTCTTCAATGTCTTGTGCTGCTTGGCGTCGTGCTTGCTTTAACCAATCCCTAGCAAGTGTGTGAGATTTAGCAAGCTTTTCTGCCCAGATCATATCGTCTAATTGTACTTCCTCCTTGTTTGCGATCTTTTTACAAATACCTTCTAGTCGAAGGCGATAGGCGGTAGAAAGCATAAGATTTAGTCTCTAAAATCTAGTTTTAGCTCAAGATCCTCTAATTTGAGGTATTCGGCGTGTGCAGTCTCTTGACGCTCACACACAATATTTAGAATATCAGTCATTATTGTGTCATTGTCAACATAGTCATCGATATACTTGTATATCGCTTCTTTCAAGTACCGATATCGATGCCATTCTGGCGAATAAGGTTTGTAAGACATAATTAAAATAATAAACTCCTGAGGCAGGATTTGAACCTGCGACCAAACGATTAACAGTCGTCCGCTCTGCCACTGAGCTACTCAGGATTGAGAAGGGGGCAGTGCCCCCATATTATATCAGAAGAACCTTTGTTCTGCAATGTTTTGCAGTTGAGGGCGAATCAGTGAATTAGCAGACGAAATGAACTTAACCCAACAGCTGTTGTCAGACCCGTTGAACGGAATTGCCGTCTGTTGATTCCCAGGAAATTCAAGACCTGTAGAATCTACATATGCATTATAAAGACAGACGAAACGTGCAACAGCAGGTTCCCACTTCTTATAATCAGTAGTTGCTCCAGTAATATCCTCTTGAGTAACGTTACGTGCTTTCTTACCGTAAATAGGACGAGACTTATCACCCCAGTCACAGAAATAGTAACGTAGGCAACCTGCAAAAGAGTCGCAGCTGTTCAATTCATCAACTTTGTTGATGTACTTAGAGAAATACTTTAGGAACATTGCACCAGCAAGAGTACAACTACCACCAATTTCTTTAGAACAATCGTTCTCAGTAAACGCCTTTAAATAGCGTTCCGTTTGTCCTTGAGCGTCCTTTACCGCATTAGCGATATAGGTGTGACGAGGAGCGTGGAACGCAGCGTCAGGAAGTGTTCCAGCGATACCGATGTTAAACTTGGCGCAGAACTCATATAGAGCAACTGCTTTCGGGTCGCGAGCATAAAATGCGGACTTAAATCGGTGATCACCAGTTTGATTGGTGCGATAGTTCGCATCAACATTGTGATCATTAGATTCGACGCGAATCATCTCTTCCACAGAGAGATCACGTGAATGGAATTTCAGTGAAATCGCAATACGGGCATCGAGATCTTGAGTAACTCCGTAGAGCATAGAAACACGATTGTTTCCTTTAGTTACAGATACAAACTTCTGTCCAGGGCGATAAAACCCAGAAAGAGTATCAGCTGAACCATAAGAAAACCCGCCACGATTAGCGAGATGGACACGATGATTTCCGTACTTCAATTCGAGAATACGGTTGTAATAAGGCGAACTCATAAGATCGCCAATTCGTGCTAATACAATAACAATATCGTTGTCGAAATAATTGTTTCCGCTTTCATAATCGCGGATAACATCCTCCATTAGGGGGAGGTTTTCAGGACAACGGTCAAGTACAGTGAAATTGGAAAAATAATCCCTATCTGTACCTTTTACCTTTTGGTCGAACACATCAACGATGCGTACCAATTCATCCATACGGATGATTTCGGACATTGTAATAGACATTTAATTTTACTCTTAGTGACGGATTCCCGTCGTGAATAGGGCTAGACAATCTAGAAGTTGAGAGTCTAGGAGCAGTTTAGAGTCATACTCGGGACTTTTAATTAATGAGAGTACTCTTGCAAGTGCTTCAATACTTCACTCAAAGCGTGATGTGCGCCATCGTGCCATTGACCTGTTTTATCTTGATGTTTACCATCATACAGCTCTGTCTTGAGTTTGTAAACCTTTGCCTCAAGATCAATTTTAGACAATCTAGTACGTGGCATCAGAACCAGTCAGAAGACCACTCTTCCTTACCAGCTGCTGACTGAGGAGCTTGGGTAGTTCCCTCTAGAGGAATGCTGTTGTCATCAGGATTAGTCTGAGGAGCATTTGCCATCTGGTCTCCCATACGCTCAGTTGCTTCCTGTTCACTAACTAGATCAACGTTAAAAGAGAATGTGATACGAATTGTACCATCAGGATTCTTATCAATTCCAGGTTGCCTATGAACAAGATGATCAAGCTGAGAAGGGAAGAGAACAACGTCACCTTCTTCAATAGAAAGTGTCATTTCCTCTTTATAGCAACCATAACCCATCATATCAGGATCAAAGAATTGCTTCGCATAACGAGGTCCTTCCGTGTACATACGGTCAGGATTTAGGAAACTAGTTCCCTTATGGACCTTTGGATCAAAGTTAATATAATAGATTCCAGACAGATGTGATGGAATATGGTTATGGGACTCTTGATTCTGCCCAGGTCCATATGCATTGAACCACTGCTGCGAAACCATAAAAGCGTGAGGATAAAACTCCGCAAGCTTGATAGATTCTTGAATATTGATTGAAAGATCTTGCAGAAGACCTTGAATGTCGATTTCTGTTTCTTGAGTATGGTCTTGTAGACTATTATCGAAGAAAGTGGTGTAGCAATCACACTCCCAGCAAGCAGGACCGTCATCAACGTTGCTATTAGACTTAATAGCGTTCCAACGTTCTTGAATAACAGGCTCAATCAGGTTCTTCCATTTCTCGTGCGTTTGAAGTCGTCCACGATATACGAACTTTGGAAAAACTGAAAACAGACCATACTGGTCTTGCTTGTTTGTTTGTTGTGCCATAACGAAGTTATTACGGAGAAGTGTTCTAGACGTATTTATTGTACAGTATGTGGGCGGTTTTTACAACCACCCTGTGTGAATAAAATCACAAAACCCTATGGGTCAAAAAAATGTCGGAGTTTTTTTTCCGACTTTCTGGTAACTGGAAGTCAATTTTCCACAGCTTCGAGAAAATCTGTAGGTTCACAGTAGACCATATAATCCTCGCCTTCGCTCTTGCACATCTGCATCAACCTCAGGAACGCTTCGTAATCATCAGAGCAATCAAGGGTCTTAAACTCACCTTCATCTGACACAAGGTGGATGGCACGGGTTTGCACATCAACGATGATCTTGTCAACGACTGAGTTGTCAGGCATAGGTCTTTGTTAGTACTCCGTTATTATAGCAGAGTATAGAGGGGTTAGTTCAGGAAGATGGACGCTCCAGCAATTGTCACATTAGCTGTGGCAGTGATGGTGGCGTTCACACCTGCAGCTATTGTAGCAGATCCTGCCGCTGCTGTCATCACATTGTTACCAGCGACAACGTTTGTGATCTTATTGCCCACGACCACAGAGCATATGTCGTTACCCGTCATAATCTTCTCTACCCTACCAGCACCACCAGAAGCACCGATGATCAGGGTCTTAGCAGGAGCACCAGGAGGAATGCTAGGCAGAGGAGGGATAGGTGGGATGCCAATGATCTTCTCAGACTCTCGACCACCCACAACCTTCTCGTGGTCACCTTTAATCACAGTGACCATATGCCCTAAACTGAGCAGAGAGAACGTACCTCTAGGATCAGTCATCGCGATGGTTCTCTCACCAAAGATCTTATCCTCTTGAGGACCAGTAACTGTAGTGTCTGTCATATCAGCCAAACTAGTCTCCTTAGGTGCTGATCTAACAATTTTAGATTTACTATTCAAGGCGAGTGCTTGATCAGCAGAAAGCGTAAGGTTTTTGCCAGCATTAATATTGAAATTGCCCTCTGCTCTGATATTGATGTCCTTATAACACTGAATATCAATGTCACCATCAGCTTCTACCTTTGTTTTACCTGCAACTTCAATAATTGCATCATTTCCCAATTTAATTGCGGCATCACCTTCACAGTGAACAACCAGCATCCCTCCCTTTTGATTTGTCGAAGGAGACTTAACTGCTTTGATGCAAACAGCTCCATCATCGCGTAACCATAAGTGATGCCCTGCTCGGTGCATCATAAGCATATATGGTTTGTCTTCTGAATCGCAGACCTGCCATATGTGACCAGATCTGCTGATTGTAGAAGTTGTTGTAGGTTCTGTTGGTTTGCTTTTCGATGATGACATTAGGGACAATCCACATAGTTGGCAGGATCTTTGGCGAGACCTTGCAGAATAAGTTCGGAACGATCTTCAGGAACACATTGAAGATCTGCTTTGGCACGGGCACCAAACCCGTCTCCTCCAGTAATTATAACCTCAGGAGTCTCAACATATTGCATACCTCCCTTGATTAAAACAATATTATCAACAAATCCCTCTGAACTGAGAGATGCTTTGGCAATAGAGCTATCACCATTTACATAAACTGTCGGTGCTTTCGTATACAATCCACCTACATTCTGCAAAGAGAATCCAACTAGTTGGCAAATAATACCACCAGGAATTAAATTGCCAGTGTAACCTTGACCACCTCTAATAACTCTAACTCGGGTAAGATATCCCTGACTATTCAAAATAGGTTCAACGAATCCACCAAAACCTGTGTTACTTTCAAGAGATATAAAAGGTAAAGCAGTATATCTAAATCCAGGTTTAGTTACAGGGATGTCAACGATTCCACCGTCGTTGTTGATTATAGGAGTGCCAAACTCAGGTGTCCCGTCACCAAAACCATCATCATCGTCACCAAAACCATCATCATCATCATCACCGCCGCCAGTACTAGTATCGGTATCGGCATCCTCACTAGCCATAAGAACAGCTGTTGCACTAGCACCAAACTCATCGATAGAAAATGTAAGATTCTCTGGAACGTCAGCAAATCGATCAGGGCGAACCGTAATTGTAAATTTCGCTTCACCATCTTCAAAACAAACTACTCCAGTTAGAGGTTGAACGATATCCTCTGGAGTAATGCCAGCACCAAATATAGTATAAGGAAGACAAAGCCCATCATCAATGGTGCCGATGATTGTAACGACAGCCTCGCAACCAGGTTCAGAGCAAATTTCTGGAGGATCAATTGTGATATCGGTAATCACCCCTGTTGGCTCAGGTACCGATGATTCTCCAGATGGATCCTCAACCAGACACGAAGCAGATATACCCAATCCATTTAGTTGAACGATAACTTGTTCTTGAACCTCAGAATCTGATTCATCTACATCGTCTTGACGCAATTTAATTTCAACAAAATCAGACCCATCTTCAGCAACTGTGAATGTTCCTGCCAAATCAGCAGCAGAATTCACCATTTGTATTGGACCACCGCTTTGCTTAATCCATTCAATGTCTCCAAAAGTAATACCAGTCTCAGCTCTACCAATTGTATAGTTAACTGTCGATCCCGTATCCACATTAACAGTATTCATTGTAAAGACAACCGTTTCTCCTTCGTTTACTTTCGATTTATCAGCTGATAAAGTATAGAAAGAGTTGTTATCAGGCAACAATGGAGGTACTATAGGAGGAAGGAAAGGTGGAGTAGTTGGTGGTACTTCTGGTAATGTTGGTGGTGGATTTGTGGGAGGTGGGCAAACTAAAACAATACCAGTTTTCTTTCTGACTTTTCCACAACCATCATTAAGTTTCATTTTCACATAGAAGTACTTACATTCCTTCTCTTTCTCCTTCAGAGTTCTAGTTTCTCCAGGTCTTCTAAAACCACCACCAGAACTTTTATCTTTAGTTGCAAATACAATTAAAGCTTTTCCTGACTGACTAAACTTAGCTTCGCCTCCTTTCACACTAAGGATTCTGATGCGTGCGTTTTTATCTTTACGATCATCACCTCTATCATCCTTAAGCCAAATTTGACTCTGCTTTAACTTTACCTTGATAGGTTTGTTAGTAGGATTTAAGTTCTCATAAGAGATAAGATAACGTCTTCTACCCTTTCTACCCTCTCCAAAAGGAGCTTGAAGTTTTACTTTTTTGATAACACTATTTTCTTCTCTAGTGTTTCTATAGATCTGACCTTCGCCATCTTTACCAGTTCTTTTCTTTCGCCTCCAAGTTTTGTTACCAACACTAAATGAATCTAAAGCAACTCCGTGTTTTTCAGCATCATCATCAGTCCACATCTCAATCTCTACGGTAACTTCACCAGTAGTTTTGTTGCGACTTGAATTATTAATAGTTCGGATAGGAATTACTTTGCTACGATCACCCCGACCAAACCCCATAAATCCAGAGGTAGCACAATAGTCTTCACCAGCTTTTGCAGTACCATCAGCCGTGTAAAAAGTAACTGCAGATGAAGTAGTCAAATCACCTGATCTAAAGATAGGCATATTTGCAGTTTGACCACCGAAAATGTTAATATCACCTGCTCTAAAGAAGCGACGGAAACAACGTGCTTTTCTTTTACCCCTACGGCGAACACCTGTAGGAGTTTTACCTCTCTTATCAGAGTCGAAAGGAAATTTTTCTTTCTTGCCAGTTTTTTTATTTTTCTTTCTTCTTCTTCTCCTCCTCCTATCATTATTGTTAGGATCGTCATCATCATCTAGATCATTGATGTCATCAAAACTACCTTCTCCTATTTCATCGGGGACTTGTATTCCCCAAATATTCACATCAGTTTGTGGTGCAGGAGCAACCGTTGCAGCATCACAAACACCATCGATCGGGAACTGATCACCATCTTGTAACGATGCGAGAAGTTCATCCAGATCATTGTATCCAGCTTTGAGTCCCGCGAATGTACCAGACTTAGTAGATCTCTTGGGAGGTCCGTCAGAACAAGAAGCAATACCTGTGCAAGAGATGCCCAGGAGTTCCATCACTGCACTGATTGCACCACCAACTACATCACCAATCGAACCAATAGCACCAAGGACAGATGAAATACTACCAAAGATGTCGTCAATAACACCTGTGATTTCCTGCATTACTTTGCCGAGCAGTCCATCAACTAGACGCTTTGTCTGACAAGCAGCCCAGTTAACAACACTACCAATGTAACCCATCAAAGTTTCTTCGATGAAGTCTTCCATCCTTTCAAAGATGTCAGTCATCGAACAACCCATTCTTTCTAGGGCCTCAGTAAACCAATCAACAACTTGCTTTAAACAACCAGGAAGAGGTTGAAGAACTGCCTTGATTAATTTTTGAATAACTTCCTTCAGTTTTGCCATCAGCATACCGAAAGATCTAGAGATGACAGCTTCTATAATTGTCTGTATTCTAGTAATGTATCCTTTAGCAATCGTCTGAAGGTCAAATAGTTCACCAGTATACTTACTAACATAGTAAGAACCAATGTTGCCATTAGTAGACTGAACTGCACCAAAAAATTCAGCTAAAACTATCTCAGTCTTGGTTGCTGGATTAGTTGCGCACTTACCATCAGCTACAGCAACATCAACAGCACCCTGTGGATTACCACCAGGAGAATATGCTTCTACCAGACCAGCAATCTTTCTATTGACATCATCATCTCCATAAGCACCAATAGGTTTAGTGCCAAAGTTTTTATTCTTTTCTTTTTGATCGTCAGTAACGTGAGATGTTGGATCGGGAAGATCGCCTGTCCTACTATCCTGCGAAATATATCTTTGTAGAGGTGCGTATCCAGCTTCTGGTCTCTTTGCACTGGCATTAGCAACAGCACCTTGTGAACCTACGACTAATCTCTGACGTGAATCACCATTAATAAAGAAGCACCAAACAATGTCCCCTTTTCTAATGTTGTGACTAGAACAACTAGTGGCAGTACCACCAGATGCATTACTAGGCATCAAAACAGCTGCCCAAGGAAGATCCTGCGTGGCAGGGACAGGAATAAATTCTCCAGATTGACCAGTACGAAACTCTTTATTAATGATTCGTACTTTGACTCGACCTGAAGCTTTAGGGTCCTTTACATCCTCAATAAAACCTTTTTGCATTCCAAAAAGGTCTCTCATTCCAGCAGCGTTGTGAGAGTTATCCAATATTAGTCCTCGTAAATTCTACATTCGTCTGCTTCTGGTTCCATCTCACAGTATAGTTCCAGAGGAGTGGGATCGTGATGATCTCCTGCTTCAATCTCTGCTTTATGGTTAGTAGCATAGACTTCTAGCTCTTTCAATTCACCTTCAATGTGACGACGTTGCTGTGGAGATGTAGATGCATTGTCTAGGATCTCTTTGTCTTTTGCGATGTGCTTTTCGATGCTTTCCATTGTTTGGGAAGAAAACTTAAAGGGGTAAAATTTTGGCGGGACTTTTTTTCCGAAATTCTGGTGTATTTATTCCGAAATTGCCACGTTTTCGATGACTTCTACAACTTCTGTGTCATCATCAGAGTTTTCGATGTTCTTTTTCAGAGCCTCAAGTCCTAAGGCAAGTTGTCCATACAGTTTAGCAAGTACAACTTCATCCTTCTCTTCAGATAGTTTATCGAGGATCGCGCTGAGTCCACGAGTCATATGAGAAGGGTATTGATCTAGAAATTCTTTGTTCATTGTTAACAATTTTTGTTCATAGAATCCTTAACGAGTGTCATAGAAGTGAAGCATTCGCGAGGTGTCATACTATATCTATGCGCCAATCTAAAGACTAGATATGCGCCACTCCTACGAAGGTCTTCATCGTCAGCATCCTTAGCGTGATCAGGTTTAGAAGACTGGATGTGCAATTTAATTTTTTGTCCAGCTCTAAGTTCTGAATTGCCAGGTACGACAACGTTAGTTACATTCATTGCCATAGTAGCACGACGTGCGTTGTATTGGCAAATTGTATACGGACCCCAGTCAGGGTACTCTGTTTCTACATCACTACCATCTCTTCCAACAGTATCTCCTGCAGCTTCTTCTTCATCAAAGAACGCTTCATTAGTTGTGTCAATTTTAAATGTTTTAACTGCTTGAGTATTATTAGATGTAGAAGTTTGATAGTCCTCCAACCACTGCAACATCCAGATAGGAAATCTGTCTTGTGTACCTATGTGTCCCCATTGTTTCCAATGTTCTTTTAGGTTCCACCTTTCTTCTTTAAATTCTTGGGTGTCCGTGTTGGTTACTGCCATTATAGCAGAGAAGACTCCTTTGTCTGCCATTGCTTTGAGATCACCATCTCTTTGCACATTATAGTTATTGATAATCAAATGAGCTGGAATTTGATTGGTGTTTGCAGGTGACTGATAGTATTCCCAATGGGGTTTGACACCATCAAACGCATCGTCTCCTGTAGACAACAGATAATCAATGGAAGCAAAGTTATATCCATCTCTCGTTCCCCAAAGAAAATATCCACAAGTATTAGCTTGCTCACCTGCTTTAGGAATCGATTGAGTGCATACTCTCCTCGCCATCTTATCAAGCGAGATACCTTCGCCAGCGATGTGTAGCTTATTAAATGGTGCGGAACCACGTAATTGCACCCTACTACTCATCGATGCATCTTGAAATGCTGTGGCAATTACAATATCTCCTGTTCCCTTATAGGTATTCATTGCCTTATAGGTGGAGAAAGACTTACTATCTTTTTTGATCAGGTTAATTGTAGTAAGCTTACCTTTAAAGTCAACGAAAGGAGTGGAATTTGATCCAACAACAAACTCATACTCAACTTCTTTACCAGAGGTTTGATCTGTCTCTAGAGTGATGACAAACTCTTCTCCTCCTGCCAAAGGTAAGTCAGTTGATCCTAGATCATTAAGGACTGCCACTGCAGTAGGACAGATCCTTTCTAAGTCTTCGTAGTAAGTGAACGATGCTAGGTTAGGGGTAAGATTGATAATTGCACCCGAGGTCATTGTTAATTTAATACCAATTAACTTCCAGCCAATTTGAGCATCAGAAGAAGGTGCAGCCATTAAATATCTCCTTGGAATACGTGACCACCATCTCTAACAGGAGAGGTTGTCGGGAACATAGCAACATCACCAGATCCTTGCATACCAGGATCTTGTGGAGACATAGTACCTCCACCAGCATTTGAATTTGCAGCTGACATAAGCAACTGCGGAATACTTGCCAGCGGTGCGAGAGCACCAGCAATACTATCTGCTAATCCACTTTCCATACCTGACTTCTGTAGAGCGTCTGAACGATTAGCAATGTTGGAAGACATACTGCTAGCAGTACTTGCCATCCCCCGTAGCGCACTAGTGATAGGTGATACTGACAGAGCAGCTGCTGATGCTTCTCGTCCTGGAGTACTACCATCAGCAGAGTAAGAAGAAGAACTACTACTATCCAGCGAAGGAGTACCAGGACCATCCTTAGTGAAAGGAGCGTACTTATTATATTTCGATAGAGGTTCAAACAAACTTCGACCAGAGCGACCTACGTCACGTTCTTTAGTTGCTGTTTCCCAATGAAGGTGTGGACCATAGGAGTTACCAGTGTTACCAACCTCACCAACTTTTGTTCCTGCTGCATATGTTTTACCAACTTTCAATTTACTCTGGGACTTCATATGACCGTACATATGAGTAATACCATCTTCTGTAGTAAAGTAAATCGAATTGCCGTATCCAGCACCCCTACTAGTAGGACGATTGTCAACAATCTTAGCGCCTAAAGGCAGGAACATTGGAGTTCCTGATCTAGCAGCGATATCTGTACCTTGATGCATCTTCCAAGCTCCTGACCCTGGTGCCGTTCGCATACCACGCTTAGAAGTGACAGTAATATTAGGTCTGTTACCAGTAGCTCCACCCATACCAGGTAGTTTAATAAACTCACTACTACTAGTAGGACTAGTAGGACCACCTTGTCCACGCAGTTTCCTCATCATTTCTTCTTGCTGCTTTCTTCTATTGTATAGTTTTCCAGCAAGAGTATCGTTACTTACATTATCCAAGTCACCTGTGGTTGCTTTCTGTGCATCACCACTGAACCAAGACATTGGATTCAACATATTAAATCCACCACCTTTACCACGAACAGAATTCTGTACAGGACCACCTTCTCCTTCATCACTTGTACCATCAACAAAGTTGTTTATCTTACCGAGAACATCACCTGACATCGCCCCCTCCATACCAGAAACCATACCACGAAGAGCATCACCACCCAACCAGGAAGGAACATTGTCAATTAGACCTTTAATAAATCCCATACCAGCTTGAACAACTGTGCTGATGGTTTTGACAATGTTAGTGACTAGATCAACAACACTTCTGATTGAACTGATAACAAGATTAAGTACTGGTGCTAAGGTCTTCAGCAGAACTTTGGCAATAATACCAATAATTCTACCAATGTTTTGAAGAGCTGTGACAAATCCACCACTTCCATCTTTTCCGTTACCCTTAATACCAAAAGCACCCGCGACAGTATCCAATGCACCTGTGATAGAACCAGCAAGTCCTTTAAAGTTATCAATCACAGGACCAAAAGTACCACCCCAGTCGAATGACTTGAATGTGTTGGCGAATCCTTCACCCAAGAACTTACCAACGTTCTCACCTAACCAAGCACCAGCTGCTGCACCCAGAGCAGTACCGATAGGACCGAGAGCACTACCCAGGATACCACCCACCACAGTACCGACACCAGCACCCACACCAGCACCAGCAGATCTACCAACGATCTTTGCTTTGTCTTTCTTCAGACTACCATCAGCAAGACCAGCTTTAATTTGTTCCTCATCCATCTGAGGATTCTCTGCCCTCAGTCTCTCCATTTCCTCTGTGTTTGCATCCATAGCGCCAAACCCAGCAGAGATTAGGGAACCGAGAATAGGAATTCTCTTCGCCAAACTACCAGCACCTTTTGCAACACTAGCAATACCTTTCGCATTCTTTATAGTAGATACTGCTTGTGGTGTTGCTGTTCTCGCTGCCCTAATTGTGTCACCAAGTTTCGCAGCAACACCAGGAGTAGCACGAGCACCAGCTGCACCAAGTCTAGCAGCACCCTGAACACCACGTGATCCAAGTTTAGATACTTGTGTAGCAGCTTTACCTAAGTCAAAGTTCTTAAGAGCAGTCTTAGCAGTGGTTCCAAAACCTTTTACTGCTGTAGTTAAATTTTTAAACTGTCCAGGCAATGCTTTTATTACATTACCAAAACTAGTAATAGTTTTTACCTTAAGGTTCTTAAGGTTCTTAACGATATCATCAAAGGTACCAAGGATTGCAGCTTGAGGACCAGCAGCTTTCGAGACTGCCATAAACTGCTTGACTCCCTGCGGAGTTGCTGCAGAGACTGCTTGTCTAGTAGCGCTAGCTGCATTACGAGCACTTGTAACAGTACCCTGAATACCTGTTCTAATACCTCTACCAGCACGGAAGACACCACCCGCTTCCATCCCAACATCACCAACACCACGAGCAATGTTCGGGAACGGACGACCTGCAGTGCGAAGAACATCGACATCACGAGCACCAGTAAGTCCTTGCCCAAAGAGTTTAGCTTGTGTAGGAAGATTTTTTAATCCAGCTACACGTGTAGCTACACCTCTCTGTGCTCCCTCTACACCTCTCTGTACTCCCTGTCTCGCACCACTTACAAAACCAGCAGCTCTTTCTCTAGTAGTTTTTACAGCAGCGACAAGAGAATCTTTTAAAGTCTTAGGAGTAATAGTAGTTGGGAGAGTACTGCTACCTGCACGTGCTCCCTGTCTGATAGCAATGTCATCTAATTTAGATGCAAGCTTGCTAGTATCTGACCTTCCAACCGCTTCAGCAATTGCTTGGGTTCCTCTAACAGGAAGCATCGCAGTTGACTTAGCAGCTCCAGCTATTCCCTTGCCGATTGCTCCACGAACTGCACCACCAGTCTTTGCATACTTACCAGACTTCGCAGCATCGACTCCCATCGATATCTGACGAAGACCAAACATCGAGAACCCATCTATGGGGGTCAAGATATCCTGAAGTCTAGTTAAAAACCTTGCTGTTTTTTCCCTAAAGTTACTTAGTTTTTCTCTAAGATCTATCTCAAATTCTTCTAAATTATCTGCCCACCCATCAAGAGTATCAGCAATACCTGCAGCTCCATCAGAAAACTTTGATGCTGCAGCAGTAAGAGCACCAATACCAAGTGCTATTGCACCAAGACCTAGAGCTTTCTTTAAATCTACCTTAGATTTTTTCTTTGTCTTTCCTCCCTTATCCTTTCCACCTACACCACCTATATTATACTTCTCAATTGCATTCTCTTGCGCAGTAAACTTGCTAGCAGAGATAGACTTTCTCGACAAAGAAATTTGCTGTCGAAGAAGATTGTTAGTCGTTAGCTGAGAGTTTACAACATCAGACAGGATACTATTAGTAATCTTCTGCGCGTTCAATTGCGCAGAAGAAAGAGTTGTCAGAACTTTAATGCTAGACTCTAGTGACATTATCCTGTTTGCTGTTTAAGTTTTTCGTCTTCAAGATAAGCGATAAGTAATGCAACATATACTTCTCTTTCCCACGGCATCATATTTTCAATCTCAGTAAGACTATACTTATGATGCTGCATTAAAGCAAAGTTTGTCCTAAAATAATTCTCTAAGGAATTATAGGACATCACTACCCGAAAAAAGATGCCAAACCCTCAAGTGTATACTCACAATCCACATTCGTATTAGGATTAGTTACGGTGAATGTGTGAGATAGCTTAGGCATATTCACAAAGAACGTTTGCATAGATGCAAACTGAGATGATGTAAGACTATCGATGAAAGCAATCATCTCTTTCCTGCTAGAATTAGCAGACTCATATACTTCATCACCATCAATAATCTGATCGATACAATCAGCAATAAGTTCAAACACTTCATCAGGTTTAGTTTCAACATCACCAAAATTATTTTTGATGAACTGATCCAAAGAAGGGTACTTCATTTTGAGAGCAATGTTCTCAGTCAATTCGATAGTATCGGTACTACCTTCTGGTTTAATAACCTCTACATCTTCCAAGCTAATAAGAGCATCAACCTCAGTCTCATTGTCATCCGTACAGATAACTTTGAGTTCTAGTTCTTCACCCACTGACTTGGCACGAATCTTCAGAAACAAATACTCAAGATCAAACATCGCAAGATTCTTAATAACCAATCTACTTGTGATGCAATTAGTTAGTAGTGTTACAACTGCATTCTGAATCTGTTGTGTGTCTTCCGATTCTAAAGCTAAGAGAAGAGTTTTTTCTTCCTTAACCAAGAAGGGACGATACTTCACTGTCTGTCCCGTAGAAGGGAGAGTAGTAGAGTACGAAGGCACTTCAATTTTTGGTAAAGGCATAGTATTTCAATTCGATATTTATATTTAGGGGGTCATTCAAAAGCGTTCTTTAAATTCTTAGAGAACTTTTTAGTACTGTCATCAATACCTCTCAAAGCTTTGCGTAGTTTCTTTGGAAGAGGATACTTATCAAGTTTAGACATAGACTTGAAATTCTGAAGAGCATCTTCATACTGAATCTCAAACTTTTCATAGTACATATTAACAGTACAGGTAACCAATGTAGTAGCACCTGCATCTAGAGGAACAGCATCAATAGAATATGGATATGCTTTCTGAAACCAGTACCTCATCGACTTAGATTGAGATCGATTGACAGGTCCAGGTTCAAACTTATCAATCAGAACTGACATCTGATACTCATCAGGATATCTAACTCTAACATATCTATTTCTATCTCTATCAGGACTGTTAGTCCATCCTTCCATCATATCAATTTCATCACCACCATTATCAAACTCCTGGAAAATTTTATCAAACCAAGCGTGGAAAACTTTGTAAGCTGTCATATTAGCATCACAGATGAAGGACAGTGACAAATCATTGTACATCTTCATCGTAGGATACTTCATACTATGCCCAGTATAGTATCCATTTACTTGTCCAGTAGCTGCCTGCACACTAGGAAGGGAGACCGAGTTGCAAAGAAGCTCCATCGATTCTCTCGTGGCATTACTCACATCTGGCAGTCCCTGAAGATCCAGTTGCCATATAGCAGGAATAGTGCATCTAAATTGATTAGACTTTGCAACTCCACCACCACGATTAAGTTGTTTAGCTAGATCTGAGTAGAGATTCGCCATCTAAATAAGCTTTGGCATACATTTTATTTATGGCGTACTCTGGACAATACAAACCAGTGAACTACCATAAGTATAAGGGTGATTTCCGCAGAATATTCTACAGATCATCGTGGGAACTTATGTTTATGAAGTACTGCGATAGGGAAAATAATGTATTAGAGTGGGGTAGTGAAGAGATAATCATACCGTATCGTTGTCCTACTGACGGTAGAGTACATAGATATTATCCAGATTTTTATGTAAAAGTCAGGGATAAAGATGGTTCTCTTAAAAAATATATTGTTGAGGTGAAACCAAAGAAACAAACAAAACCACCTAAAGCACCTCAACGTAAAACTAGAAGATATTTGCAAGAGGTAAATACTTTTATGAAGAACACTGCTAAGTGGAAGGCAGCAAAAAATTACTGTGATGATAGAAGAATGGACTTTCTAATTCTCACGGAGGATCATCTTGGAATCGGTCTTTGAAAAGCTAGAGAAAGCACAAGCAGGTGAAGATCGTAGTCCTGCTTGGTGGAGACAAGCAGGTAAGGTTGCGATGCGTTCTGCATTAGCAGACGGTGCAAAGGATGCCATCATCACAAACGAAACTGTCAATCGTGATGATGACAATGAGGTGTCTTTCTATCCCAAGAGAGGAAAGCTTATGATGTTTGAATATAATGCACGAGTGAGTAAGCAAGTTCTTCCTTACTACGATCAGTTACCATTGACCTTAGTATTAGAAGTAAAAACTGATCACTTCTGGGGTGCGAACTTACATTACATCAGTCCAAAGAAAAGATTAAAAACTATAGAAGCATTACTAAAGGGTAAGATTGATATACCTCGCAAAATCATTCATAAATACTTGAAACGTGATGTAAAGAACGGTGGTCTCTTTGTAGACATCGCAGAAAGTGATTGGGACTCAGCAATCTATCTACCAACTGAACAGTTTGTTGCTGCCGTTGGAAAAATAGAGATACCATATCAATCTAAGAAAGTATGGAATCACTATGATCCTCTTACCAAATATAGATTCAAAGCTAAAAGAAAGGTTAACTAATGTCACTACTTGATCGCAATAAGAAAAAGAATGGTGGTGGTAAGAGGGCACTTAGATTCCCTCGGGATAAAGTAACGGATCACGATGATTATATGATGTTTACCATCTATAAGTATCAACCTCCTTTCCGTAAAGCAAACTGCATCGGAAAATCTGGTGGTAACCTATGGGGTAGTAGATATTCTAGTTACGATACTACTGGGTTTGGCGGAGGAGAATTAGAGTCTTCTAAGTATAAAAATATGGTCCTCTATATGCCAGAGGATATTAGCGATGCGCATACAAGAAACTGGGGTGAAGTTTCTGTCAATAACATACAGCGTGCTGCTTTAAGAGCATTTGGATCTGGTCTAGATGCTGCTCCTGGTTTGATGGACAACTTGACCACAGAGGGAGTCAAACAAGCTGCCAAAAGTATGCTACCTAAAGATACTGTATCTCAAGGCAAGGCATTTATGAAACAACTAGCAGTAGAAGGAGCATCAGCTGCTGCAGGTGTCGATTCTAATGTTGCTTTCGGTGGTGTGATGGGTCAAGTTGCTAACCCCAACTTGGAAGTTCTATTTGAAAACGTTGGGCTGAGAACATTTAGTTTCAACTGGACAATGGTGCCCAGAAATCAAAAAGAATCTCTAATTATTAAAGAGATGATTTGGCAATTCAAAAAAGCATCTGCACCAGAGATGGAAGCAGATGGTTGGTTTA